TCTGTTGTATAAATGAGTTCACCGGGCAATGGAGTGACTGTAAGTCTCTCAGCGTCGGTTCCTCTTCTAATTCTTAAGGCCATTTGTTTTATATCTCCGTTATGTTATTGTTCCCAAATCAACTTCGTTTTGGGAAGGTGCTAATACCGTTCCAAAGTCAAAGTCGCTGATTTGATAAAGTGCTTGTACAGCATTTTGAGGATCGTTATCGATGCCACCAAAGTCATTGTCAAATAGTGCGTTAATTATACTAGCTTGTGACGCACCTCCGTAGTTTCCTACAAAGTTTGTAGCGGTAATTCCGCCTGTAATATTAATTGAACCTGTGCCGATAATGCTCTGACCGTTGAGATCTAATGGACCTGTTAGTTGTGCATTAATAAGATCAGCACTAATTGTAATTTGTTTTCCTGAAGATTCAACTTGTACATTAGAACCTCCAATTAAAGTAAGTGTATCACTTTCTAAAGTAGCAAGTGAATTTCCATTATCTGTAACTATATTAGCAAAAGAATTAGTTTGATTTTTACTAATAGTAATATCGTTTGTATTTTGTGTAACAGTGATTCCTGTTCCAGAAGCAATGCTTTTAAATTTTAATATGTTGGCTTGTTTTTCAACAAATAGTCCAGCGCCAGCACCTAAATTTTGTCCAGTAACTGCTAGTTCATTGGTCAGAGATGTGAAGTTTTCGTTTACTTTACGAAACGCTGTTCTTAAATCATCCCCAGTACCGTCATTTACTAGGTTACCTATATTAATTTCTTGTATTGCCATTAAATGCTCCTACTAACTATTTATCCTAACGTCTGATTCGAGTCCTTGGATACGCTACTCCGCTATCCGGTCTTGCTTTGAAGTTCCTCTTAGGAAAAGTAGTTCCTTCGGTTTTTCTCTGCTGTCTATAGCGTACTATTAAATTCGGTGCTCCTAATAGTGCTCCAGTATCTTCATAGTTGCCTGAGCCAGTATCGCTTAGACTATCTTTTTCAGCCATAGCTACAATTAAATTACGTGCTTCTAAACAATTCATATCAGGGTAAGTTTGAAGTAAACAAGCAAGTATTCCTGTTACTTGAGGACTAGCCATACTAGTTCCTGAAATTTTACCTACTCTATAAGTTCCGTTTCTAGGATCAACATATGAACTAGCTGACGTATAAGCACTTTGAATATAAGTTCCAGGAGCCCAAATAGTTACTCCAGGACCTCTATCACTATAATCAGCCGGACCTTCGTCGAGTGATGCTTGATCTCCCATTGCTCCAACAACAATAGTAGGCAAGTCATAACCACCAGTTGCTGTAGTATCGTATCTTCCCGGTGAACTTCCTCTCATATAGTAGTAGGGAAAGTTTACTGAATCAGGATAGCGATTAGCCATTTCAAATGTATTGTCCCAATCTTGATCACCAGGCAGAGCATGATACCATTGTCCGTTACCTGCTGAACTTACGTTAATGACTCCCTCGTCAATAGCATCTTCAATGTCTCCGTCTAGAGCATCTACTGGAACCGGAATTCGTTTACCTGCTATAAATCCAAAGTCGTTAAGTTCTGCTGTTGTAAAAGGTTGTGTAGAATAAGAAACTTGATTGTTTTGTTCTATTATTACTCTAAAATCTGTTGGGTTTGCCTCATCGAATCTAACTTCCCAGCGTATTCCTGGATCGCCTAGTGTTCCTGTTGAAGCTGCATTTCCTTCAAACACAACTCTAAAATAATCTGTAGTACTGTTTGCTCCGACAATTATCTGACCATTCATACTAGTATGATTACCACATTGATAGTAATATGTTCCTGGTGCGTTTGGTACCCAACTAATTACAGTTCCGCCATACCCTCCTTGATTCGTTCCACCAGCAACGAGGTTACCTGTTCCTGTAACCTGAGCTGTTTTTATATAAAAAGGATGAGCAAAGTTTGCGTTGTTAGTAAATTGGATTGTGTCGCCAACCACACAATTAATTGTTGCGGCATCACCACTAACTGAACCGGATCGATCAGTTCCAGATATTGTCCATGCTGTATTACTGTTGTTGATAGCAGTAAAACTATATGTGTTAACAGGAGTAGAATAAACGCCAGAAGGTTCAGTTCCATAATAAATTCTTTGACAACTAGTATCAGAAGATGAGCCACCAAACTTATCGCCACTGCCAACCATAATTTTAGCATAAGGAACATTTTGTGGATATAAGGATGGTTCGGTAGTTGATCCTCCACCGAACGTAATATAGCTATTGGTTCCAACACTAATTTCAGTATAATTCTCTTGAAACATTGTGAAAGTAAAAGGTAAATTTAGTGTCCAGAAACCGTCGTCGTTAGTTCCTGTTGTCGGAGTGGTTAACACATTTAGTCCTGACACATCTCCAATACTAACATTTCCTTCTCCATAGGCAACTCTTGTAGCAGTTGCAGAAGGAGTAGTATCTTGAGTAACATTAAGAGTAACATCAATATTAGTATCAAAAGTACAGTTGGGATTAGGTTCAGTACCATAATTGGTTGTGATGGTTATTGTATATGTTCCATTTTTGTTTACAGTAAATTGTTCATCAATAACAGCATTCACAGAAGCACCTGTTAACAGACCGTCTGTATAAGTTGCTACAACTATATTATCAGGATCTCGTATTTCAACTTCGATATCTAAATCAACAGTTCCAGTAGGTGTAGCATAAGATATATCCTGTAGTACATCTACAGTAAAGTCTCCGTATCTTGTACCACCTTGAGGTAAAGTTTGTACATAGACTATGTTAGTAGTTTGTACTTTTTTAGTATCATTTAGGAATGCTCTTTGAAATCCTGAAACAGTCCAACCAGAGCCGCCAATCAAACCTCCCGATGGAAAAGGATTGAGTGTACCTTCTGTATCACCAGGATTTTCAGTTCCTGAAGTTGAGCAATCGAATTCTACCCAATCGTCTGTGTTTTTAGTGCCGTCATAATGTATGAAGCTGTCTCTAACACTAAAACTGCTTGAATCGTATATTCCCGAAAACCCCGTAGGACTCGTACTTCCGGTAGTTGCTACATATCTAGTACCTCTGTATGTAACTGCTGTAATATCTGAAAAAGACCATTGACTTGGGAAAATACTCATACCCCAACTGCTGTTTACTATTGTTGGATTTTTTCTACCAGTATCAGGATTAATTGTTTTTTGTTTGTGGAATTCTCTTACATAATCATAAACATAAGGAAAATTAGAATTGCCTACATCTCCAGCATAGTAAAAGATATTGTATAGATTTGCGTCTCTTGCCCAACCTTGAGAATTACCTCCAACTGTTCCCATGACGTGTACAGCATGATAATTACCGCTAGTGTAAACACCGTAGTTATAGGTATTTCCTTCAACACCTCCAACTACACTATTAAACTCAGCATACCAGTCAATGAGATTAACACGGCTTCCACCTGATCCATCAGCATTAACAGCATACTCAGGATGGCCAACTATTTGTCCGTCTGAGTCCATTATTACACAGTCTACATTTTTACCTGTTTCGGTTAGTGTAATTGTTTGTGTATTGTCACCAGGCCAGTCTTCATGTACACCGCCTTCAATACATCTTAGTAATCCCCAGTTTTTATGATTACCATTTTGAACAACCTGTCTATTAAAATTGGAAGTTTGCGATACTTCATGCCTTTCAAGAGATACTCCCATATCTTCTGGAACAGGCTGTACAGCTTTTACATCGGGATGTTGTTTTAATGATATTGCTTCTTTTGTTGTTAGATAATATATAGTAGATCGACTAGTTGGACGTTCATCAGCTACCATAACCGATCTTTCAATCGATGTCATACTAGGTACATTACCATCGGTAATTAAATCGTCACGGACACGTGCCATGCCTTCCATAGTTTTAGCAGTTACAATGTAACGTTTTTGTGTAACGTCTCTAGCCATATTACTATGCCTCTAATTGAATTAGTGTAAGTGTAACTGTGAAAGTTCTTGTTATACCTGATTTATTTTTTACTGCTATAGGTATTACATCAGTTACTGGACTTTCATCGTTAAAACCTAATACTGCTGGACTTATGAGAATTGTATCTGCTCCTGTTGTAATTGTTTCAACAACTACTCCAGCTCCAGGAGCTGGATCATCAGTTTCAATTCTACTAGCATCAGCAGTTCTACTTGCGGCATCTGTATAAACTCTTACCCATGACGCACCGTCAACTTGTAACTTTAATACCATATAGGCACTAAATGCTCCTAGAATATTTGTATTTGAAATCACACCATCGGCAATACTAGATGTTGACGCTGATTTAGTAGTTCGGGATCCTAATCCAGTACCGCCACCTCCGGCTGCCGCACCAGGTTGCCATCTGTCGTTTCCAGCATCCCATACAAGAGCTTGTCCATCTGTTGCCCCTATTTGATCTAATTTGTGTGTATTAAGTACACCGTGTAACCCGTCAACTAGTACACCGGAACTGTCTTCTGAATAAACGCTACCTGTAACATCACCGTCAATGTTGCCTAATACATTACCAATTACTCCACCAGTATGTGTACCTTGTGTATTTCCTTGTATATTTCCTACAATAGTATTTGAAAATGTTTTAACACCAGCAATAGTTTGATCGCCTGTTGTATAAACACCATTTGTTACTGTTCCAGCATTGCCTGATACATTTCCTGTAACGTTTCCTGTAACGTTACCTATAACATTACCAGTTAAATTTCCTAGTACATCACCTGTAACATTACCAGTTAAGTTTCCTGTTAGTGTTCCTTCAGTAGCATCAACAATAATTGAACTATCATCAGCAAACACAGAACCTTTTAAGTCACCAGTGATATTTGCTATCAAAGAACTTACTGACAGACTATTTGCGTAAACATTATCCCAGCGTTGTGTTGGAGTACCTAAGTCAAATGTTCCAACACTGTTCGGTGTAATGTCCTGTGAAAGGTTTTGTAAAACACCAGTAGTAGCCTGTGAACTTACAAAAGTAAAATTATCGTCAATTACTTTTAAAGTTTCGTTGACTTTATCCCAGGTTAGTGGGTGATTGGTTGAATTGTATAAAGTTGATATAGTCATTATAGTCTCCCCACCGCTACTTCAATTGTTCCTATTCGATCACTATCATAAACTTCAATAGCCTTACCTATAATTGTTCCTGGCTTAGCGTCATCGCCTGCGCTTGTAGCAACACCTGGAATACCACTAGCAATCATTAGATCGCCTTTTTCAATTTTTCCAATTACTTTACATGGTACTCTACCTTGTAGGGCTACAAGAACTTTTTCACCTGGACACTCACTGTTCATTACATAAGCGGCTGTGTTACTTACAACTCCAGCAACTTTGTGTGTACCAAGGTCTCCGGATTCAGTTACTTCTTTATCACCACCAAACTGTACCACAGTACCTACTTCATACGTTTTATCACCTTCGTAATATTCAGCTAAGTCAGCCCAGGTAGCTGTTAGTCTACTACCTGCTATCAGTCTCCAATCGCCTTCAACATAAGCAGTCGCAGATGGAACTCCGTTCTCAGCAGTTAATGTTCCGCCAGCACCAACTTCTACTCTACCTGCGCTTCCTCCAGCAGTTCTAAATTTATGTACACCTGCTCTATATTCTGTAAAGTGATCAGCGGCAACATTACTAAATTGCGCTTTAATAGCAACATCACCATTACCATTTCTATAGTTTACATAGTAAGCATTATTTGCTGCACTTTGTTCGTGTTTTGTAATTACAGGTGTTGTTGAAGCGGCATAAGTCATCCATAGACCTTCTAGGTCTGATTGGTTACCTGATTCAACTCCGTCACTTACGTTAATTGTAATATTACCGTCTGAGTTTATATTTTCAAAACTTGATGTTCCAGCAAAGTCTGCGCTACCTGTTCCACTTCTTTGTACAATAGTATTTGCTGTGTTAGAACTAGTAAACTCAATAGTAGCAAAGTCAGCGGCTGTGTTACCAGTTCCGATTCTAGCCATTACACCAATGTCACCAAAGTCAGGTCTTCTACATCCTAATCCATCTTCAACAATAGTTTTAGCATCAATTGGTACAGGTGGTCCATCAATTGCTTGTCCGATGCCTCCTGGGTTTGATCTTCTAGCAAGTACTTTTGTATTAGAACCTACTGCTAAATTTGTGTTATCTGTAACATGAACTGTTGCTACATCAATGTATCTTAGTTTTTCAAAACCGATACCATCATAGTAAGCACCAACTCTTGTTGCGTTTGTAGAATCTTTTAATTCTAAGAATCCATTAACAAGTGTAAATTCTAATTCTTGAGCACCACTAATAATTCCATAGTGTCTAATTTTACCACCAGTAACAACTCCACCTGTGGAAGTGTCTGCTGGAATTCTAAATGCATTTGCTGTAATGTTAGTTGCTTTCCAATCACCATTGAGTGCTGTAACAACTGTTTCTTCTGAAATTACAACAGCATCGCCTTCACTCATTCCGTGATCTTCAGATGTTGTAATAGTAGTATAATCATCGCCAGCGCCAGGAGCAGATTCTGCTGTATACACGTAACTAGTAATACCAATTCCTTCGAATTCTGTTGTTCTAGCAGTATTAAGATCTAGTTTATGTTGTTCAATACCAGCATCATAGTTAATATCTGCGTTAACAATAACATTGTCGTTGATTGTAGCAACAATTTGTGGATCAGGATAGTTAGTTACAGTTGGCGATACTGAGTCAGCAACGCCTGGAGCATTTTGTTGGAACGTAAATGTTAACGCTCCTACAACAGTAGCATTTGAAAACTCACTCGAACCGTTATTTGTAAATGCTAGTATGTCAGCACTTTCAATGTAACTGTAATCTGGTTGTCTGTTATTATTAGGATCAGCTGGATTTTCTTCATACATCCAACCTTCAGGAGCATCTTGAAGATTACCTATCTTCATGTATGCTTTTCTAATAGCATCTCCCTCGCCTTCAATTCCTACATCAGGATCAGGCAAACCTCTAACGAAGTTATTACTCATGTCAATTGGACCTGTCATCTGACGTGATCCATCACGTGGTAAGTAGCCAGGACCAATTAGTACTGTTTGAATACCGCCTTCGTGTGTTAGTCCTAAACGTCTGTCAATGTAACCTCTAACAGCCGCTTCAGTTGGAAGTGCTTGGTTACTTGCTTCACCAGCACCACCTAGTGTTACGTCACCTGTAAATTCACTTACTGTTTCACCAGCGGCTAGTCTTAAACTTGTAATACCTTGTAGGTCAATCTTCGCGTCAAGTGTAACTTTACCTGTTCCTTGGTCAACAGCAAAGAACTCACCAACTCTAAAGTTTCCTGATTGATCAGATGACACCCAGAACACACGTCCGGTGCCTTCTTCAACTGCTTCATTTGATTGTAAAGGATTGTTATTTGGTGGACCAAAAATATTGCTCGGATAGTTAGTATCAGCATACGAACCTGTACCGATATCTAGGAAGTCGTGTCCTGTTGCTCTCATGGTTGAGATGTTAACAGTAACTTCACCTAACGCACCAGCTCTTAGACCTGCTTTAATTTGTAAGTTTTCGTTTGAATCTTCAAATGCTGATGTCGCACCACCGAATAACTCAACAGTACCACTTGTGGCTGCCGCACCAAATGAGCTACCATCAACTAGTGTTGTTAAGGCTTTGTCACTATATAAGTCAAATGTATTAGTTGTTACATTACCAGCATAATACAAACCATCAAATGTAGCATTGTCAGCCCCTGTAATTCTAATTTGTCTACCTTCACGTAAATCAAGTGTACTCGAAACAGTTACAGTGATTGTACTTGACGCAGTAGCACCTGTTATTGTATAACTTCTATTAACAAGTGTTTCATTTGTGTCAGTAATATTTCTAAATGATACTACACCGTAACTTCCAATTTTATTATTGCCGCCATCTAAAATGTCAACATCTTTGTAATCAGTTACTTCATAGATTGAATCTTGATAACCAAAAATCATTCCTCCAGTAGCGGTACTACTTCCATCATAAATTGCGTAACCTGTAGTTTGTTTAGTTAAACGTGCCGACTGCTCAGGTGGAAGTGTTTGTACAACAATAGCATCATCGCCTAACCCGTTTGCGTATGACGGAGGAGTAAATGATGAATCTGATTTTCTTACGTTAAGATCAACATATGGAAAACCATCTTTGGTTGTAATATTTTGGTCACCATCTTGAGCATCTACTCCGTTAAATCCATTAAATGAAAGTACTCTAATAACAGCATCGTTGATGCCTACACTTTCGTCAAACACTAATGCTGTTGAAGGTCTTGTACTTACAACTTGTACTTTATCTGTAATTGTAAATTCTTCAAATGCTCTTATGATTACAGGCTTTCCTGCTGGAACATCAGCCGCAAGTCCCCCATCACTGATGTTAGTGTCAATTGATAATTCGTATGTTCCATTTGGTAATCCACTTGTAGAAATTGCTGTAATCTTATAAGATCTAAATCCTAGAGCACTAACACCCCCTGCTCTTTGAGGATCATCTGAGTGATCAATATCAACAAAACATCCTGGGAATGGCGGATATGAAACGTTTGCTACATAAATTTTAGCAATAGTTTTATCGTTAACAACGTCAACCGGTCTATCTTCAAATACTGTACCTGTTTGAATGAGTGGGAATTTTAATCCTACTCTATCTGGAACTTCGTTAGGATCAGCACCACTTGATCTTAAACCGTAAACACCATGTGCTGATGATCCGTTTAATGATCTTATCTGAGCACCGTTTAAAGCAAAGTAAGCATTGTAACAGTAGTATGTAAACATAGATACTGATTCAACAAGTCCGTTGTTTGTAGCAAACACGCCATAACCCATATCGTTAACTTGTGTAAAGTCATTACCAAGCATTGATTTGTTACCAGGTGTAGCAAGTGTAATTTTACCTGCTGTCATTTTATCATATGGATTATCAAGCACACATTCGTATAACGGATATAAAACAGGAACTCCGGTGGAGTCACCAAATGATGCGTATGTCTCTCCAGCCGCGGCATCATCACCAGCAATAAGTGTTTTCATATATCCTACTGATGTATTAATTGCTTCACTTATACCTGCGTCTACTAAGTCTTGAGCAGTTAGTGTAATGTCTTTTGTCACATCCCATTGTAAAGAATGAGAAGTACCTGTTCCTAAACCTGAAAAGTCAATTTCAAATTCTGATCCAGGATCTCTTTCTTGTGCTCTAACAAGTTCTAGTGATCTATATAATTTAAATCTATTATCATCTAGTTTGTAAGTGAAGTAAACACCGTTATTTGTAAGTGTTCCGCCGTCTGCTAGATCTAAACTATCACCTCCACCGTTTGAATACGTTACTCTTGATCCAGTATTGAACCCATGATTGATAATTGTAAATTCATTTGATGTAATATCTAAATCAACTGTAGGATTAATTGTTTGTCCTACAAAAATACTTGCTGGTGTAGTATTGTTTAATATCTCACCAACTCTTGTTTTAATATGTTCTACAGCATCTAAAGTTGCTGGTAACTGATTGACTGTTTGAGGATCACCAGAGGAAGGTATAAGTTTTTTACCTGCTCTATAGTAACTATAACCTGCTCTAATTGAGTTATTAAAGTTACCTTGATTTAAATCACTAACTCCTGCGTTAGGAGCATTACCAAACAAGTCAATACTTAGAGCATCAACAATGTATCCAGTATCTCTAAAACATGTTGCTACATTGTAATCCAAGTTAGGATAGTTTACTGCTAGGTAACCGATAGTATCTGCTTGGATGAATTCTTTATTTTCTTGTAACAATTTTTTAGCAATATACATTTTTTCACCGTAGGAAATAATATTCGCTACGATATCAAAACAGTTTTGTACTTCTTGTTGAGCTCCTCCTGTTTCTGCTCCTGTAATTGAAGCAATTTTAGTTTGAGCAATATTTCCTAGGGCCGGCCATGTATTTTGTTGTACACAGGTAGTAGCAATATCTCTTGCTTTGCTTACCGCGGCTGCCGTTGCGGCAACTTGTCCCGCTACAACTGTAAGTCCTCCAGAGAAATAAAGTCTACCTGCTCTAGTTGATTCTTCGTAACCGCCGTATAATATATCGCTAACAACACCATCAACAATTAATCCGACGTCTCTTCTACACTTAGTCTCATCAAAGGCAAAGCCGAGATTTTGTGTTGCCAGCCATTGAATAGTTTCTTCTTGAATAAATGATCTATTCTGTTCAATCAGTACCTTAGCATCAAAGTATGCTGATTCAATTCTATTTGTTAAAGTAATTCTATAAATGTCTTCGCCGATATTAAACGAAGTTGGAAGTTGTGGTTCACGTTGTAGTCCACCAATAACAATTTTACTATCATCACCACCTACTGGATTTCTAGTTAGTGCTCCAGTTTCACCTGATTTGTAAAGCAGTATTCCATCTAGGTTACCCATAAATCCGTCAACAAACTGTCCACCAGCAAAAATTTTAGCGTTAATACTTTTAGCAAATGAAGAACCTGTTTGACAATATGGTGATTTTGAATTAATTTGGTTGTTAGGATCTAGCACCATCATAAATCCGCCGTGTCCTTGAACACTAACGTTTCTTACGATAGTAGCGTCAGCACATAAAAACACATCCATTTGATCGTTGTTTTTTGGCTTACTAGAAAAGTCTAATGGATCTGTAAGATATTGGTATCCGAATTCATATTCAGTTACTCTTAATCCGTCAATAACAGGATCTCTTCTAAAGAAAACTCTTGACCATTTACTTTCAGACACACCTTGCTTTGGACGAATAATACTACGTCTAAATTCGTCACCTCTTAAAGATACGTTTGGTGATAATCTAATCGGAAACTGTTCGTAATAAATTCCAGTTTCAACTTGAATTGTAATTTGTACATTCTGTGCTGGGTCGCCGTATTGTATAACTTCTCCAATTTGGAAAGCACCTTGTAATAGTTCAACTTCGAAAATTTCATCTCCGTTGGCATCACGTTCGGCTGAGTGAGAAATAATTTTAGCAACAGCATCTGAGGTAACACCTCTTAGTAATTGACCTTCTCTTAAATCGTCTGTAAAATCTGTACCGAGGTTGTCTGTTTCAAGTAACATTCTTGGTAAAAAGATTTGAATAGTTGGAATAGCAGTATATCCGCTACCTTTTCTAACAATATTAACTTCTTTAATTTCTCCGGCAATTTCTGTAGTACTGGCTTCAGCACCTGATCCGGCACCTCCTCCATTAAAGATTACAGAAGCACTACCATAGTTACTACCAGAAGCAGTAACAAGCACTCTGTTTACACTAAACTTAACACTAAATCTAGCAGTTCCACTACCGCTTACTGCTGAAACGTGTTGAACATTCGCAATGTCTGTTGGCAATACACTATAGATACCAGGATCAACAATCGTAACCTGTGTAATAGAACCAGCAAAATCTTTTGCTGTTACTCTAAGCACAGCAGGTTGTACAACAGTTCCACCGGTTAAAGTTAACTCTGTACCAATTTCATAATCAGTTCCGCCATTAATAATTTCAATAACTTGATTTTCATCAAGTTGCATTTCTACAGTACCGGTAGCACCATTTCCTGATAAAGGCGATTGTATTAAATTTACTAAGGTACAGTCTTTAGTGCCGTTATCGTAAGTAAGTGTTTTCTGGTAAGGTCCTAGTTCAACCGGAGCCGCTAAAACAATTTCTTCTGCAACTTCTGCGGCTTTAGCAATAGTTTTAAAAGCAGTAGATGGGGATCGTCCTTGTTGACTGAGAGGAATATCATCTCTTTCGTCTTGCCCATTTGTAGCAACGTATAAGTTATTGGCCGAAATAAATGTTTTACTATCTACATAGGCTTTTGTCGAAGCAACTAAACCACCATAGTTAACATCATCAGAGTCAATAGGGTTACGTGAAAGAATCAACGGTCCAGTCATTGTACCCCAATCGGGTTCAATGTTACCGTTTTCGTCTATAGCATCAACACCTGCTATTGAAAGTTTTGTATCAACATATCCTTTTGTAGCGGCATCATCGTCTAATTGAGCATCAGCAAGTGAAGTAATTCTTTTTTGGTTAGCGTCCATATCCGCGGCAAGTGTCGGATCTGGGTCATTAATAAGCGCAGAAGCAAGTGAGCTAAATTTAATTACACCAGGTGTACTTTGGTCAATAACAATAGTTTCGTTACTGTCTAATTTTGTAAATTGTATCTTTTCGTTGTTTGAGTCAACTGTAAGGATTTTGTTGTTATCTTCTGTTCTATAACTGTTTTGTGCTACGTCATCTAAGCCAATAAAACTTAGTGCGCCACCTAAACCTAGTACAGCATATAACTCACCGAAGTTATCGTTTACCTTACTAAACGAATCGCGAATACTATCGCCGGTACCGTCATTTCCTTCAATACCGATATTAATTTCTTTTCTTGCCATGTAATAAACTCCAAAAATAGGATAAATTTGCTTCTATCAATGATATTTATCGAAATGTTTTAAAAGCCGAATGTAAATACTATATGTTCATAAGAGAATACACGCTTAAAAAACTGTACGAAAGACGTAGCAAACACGGCAAAATACATCAATATTATAGAGATGTTGCTATGATTGTAATGCGTTGTGATAACTGCGATACTGAATTTGAAAGATCACGTAGTAAAATGGACTATAGACGTATGAGTAATAACTACTTTCACGTATGCGAGAATTGTGATAGTAAGAGATTCGCTCAGAGAAAGGGTGTTGAGCGTAAGAAAATATGGGATATGCCTGCTAGTAGCGACCTGCCTGTTAGCAAATACTAAACGTGGAAACTTTCTCCACAACCACAGCGACCTGATTCTATAGGATTTATAAAGTCAAATCCTTCGTGAAACTTTTCATTTTTGTAATCTATTGTAATATCTTTAAGATATATTAGATCTTTTGGATTAACATACACATCAATACCTTCTACTGTATGTTTTTCATCAAATTCATCTGGAGTATCAACATATTCTAGAACATAGCTTAAACCGTTACAACCAGTAGTTTTAACGCCAACACGTATTCCTAAGGTATTATCTCCACGTGTTTCAATAAATTTTTCTATTTTATTTTTAGCTATAGTTGTTATCTGAATCATATAACTTCAATTGATCATAAGCATTGTTAAGTTGTTGATATTTTTCTTCTAAAAAACGATTTCTAACTTTTTGACTGCTTATTTCATCTCCTCCAACTTCTATTAAACTTTCTAGTATCTTAATTCTTTCTTTAATATTTGATACTTTTTCATCAATAGTCAATTTGGTTTACTCCTACGCTGAACTTGTACTTTATTAAAAGAGATAGACTTAGGTGGAGGGTCAATTGCTTGTGCCTTTAACCAATGATTGTATTTTTCTCTAATACCATTGGTACTCCACCTTTCAACCAATAAAGATTGATTTATAAGTCTAAATGATTTCAAACTATTCGGACTTCCAAATAGTCCAAGCACCATATGCGATTGCCGCATACGCAAGAATGCCTGCCAACGGTTTCGCAATTAGTACAACAATTCCTAAAGCGATTAATGCCGCACCGTCCCAAGATGTTCTTTCTGTGAAACGCTTTGACACCCAACCTTTAAATTTATCTAACATAATATTATCTCCATTTTAGTTGTGTCACGCAAACATATTTAGTAAATAAAAAACAGGAGGAAAAATTATGTTTAAATGGTTAAAAGAGCTTTTTGGATTTGATACACCGGATACTCCGGAAATTGCTAAAAAAGCACCTGCCAAAAAGAAAACACCTGCTACTAAGAAGCCTGCGTCAAAAAAGGCTCCTGCGAAGCGTGGTCGTCCAAAGAAGAGTTCATAGATTCTTCATACAATTTAATGCTGGCAAGATTCTTAGCCTTAGATTCTACCATAATGTCAGCGTAATCCCTGAAACTAAGAGCCCATTCATTAACTGCTTTATTCCACATAAAGTCAGAGTGTGCTCTTAGTTTCGCTTTCTTATATCCTGCTTCTAGTAATACAGCCATATCAGGTTTTGTAAAATCTTCGTGATCTACAAGCAGATCTTCACGTGAAACTGAATAATGAATCACAGGACGAACACCGCGCCAACTGTCAATTACGCGAGTAAATCTATCGTCGGTTGGTAGAATGTATTCTCCTGTACGGACCCAGTGATGGTGTATGTCAAGAACGAGTGCGACGTGGTTGGCAAGTTCCAGACTGGCGTCGATGCCCCACGACATTTCGTCGTTTTCAATAGTAATACAGTTTCGTGCTTCTGGAGACAGTCTTGGAAGGACGTTGATGATACCGGCTGGACCTTGTCTACCGGAGATGTGGACGTTACACTTGAAGTCCT